AAGGTATTATCAAAGGAGAAATTTATTAATGGCACTATCTAATTCAGTTCAAAACTCACTTGATGGAGCAGAATCATCACTACGCAATGCCCTGGCATTTGCTGCCAGACAAGAACGTCCCATTGTTTGTACCCAAATTTCCAAGATGATTTCTGATATTGAGAGTATCGGAACAATGGACGAACTTCTTGACTCACTTACAGACCTTTCTGATAGAAATAAGTAATGGATTACAAAACTTCTGGCGTTGACATCCAAAAGGGTAGATCCTTTGTAGAGTATATTAAAGTATTGGCACCTAGTATTGGTGGGTTCAATGGAATGATGGAGATCCCATCAGGATATGAGAAACCTGTCTTGGTATCTGGTGCCGATGGTGTAGGAACTAAAATTAACATCTGTAGAATTGCTAATGATTACACTACTATTGGCCAGGACCTTGTTGCTATGTGCGTTAATGACGTTATATGTTCTGGTGCTAAACCTCTTTATTTCTTAGACTATATCTCTGCCAAAACACTTGACGGTAATGTCAGTGACATTGTATATGGAGTTGCTAAGGCATGTGAGCTCACAGGTATGGAACTCCTAGGTGGAGAGACTGCCGAACATTTTAGACAAAGTGACTATGACCTTGCTGGATTCTGTACTGGTATTGTGGAGAAGAATGATGTTGTTGATGGTCGCAACATCCGACCTGGTGATGTAGTCATTGGTATTGAGAGTAGTGGTCTTCATAGTAATGGATACACACTGGTCAATGACATGCTGTGGAGAAATTACATCTACTATAAAGAGATGCCTGAGCTGCTGGTGCCGACCACCATCTATGCCCCTCTAGTCCAGCACCTGTTGGACGAAGTTCCCATCTTAGGCATGGCACATATCACAGGTGGAGGACTGCCTGAGAACCTCCCACGATGCCTTCCAGAAGGTCTTAAGGTCAACGTGAATTACGGGTGGGATATACCAGAAGTCTTTGAGAAGATCCAGAATGCTGGAGACATCTCAGACACTGAAATGCTCAACGTATTTAATATGGGTATTGGATTCTGTTTGGTTGTGCCACCAGAAGTAGTAGACCTGACTCAGACTCTGATCGCAGACACCCCACATGGCATGAGATCGTGGGTCATCGGTGAGGTTGACAAGGCATAGAGGACCTGCTATACTATGTAAGTTACCTCCCAGAACCTCCAACTGGTTACTGGTTTATAAAATGGTCACTATATGACAGTACAAAGATCGGATGGCACTATCGTACCATTCATGCCCATCCGCGACAGTGGACAGATTAGTTCATATTGGATGAACTATGATAAGTTTGCAGAACTACCTGAAGTATTCTGCCAACGAAATACAGAAGGGCGATTAGCCAAAGCACAAAAACACCTTTCAAAACTTCTGCCTGAGCACTGTGTAGTTTTTCTTGCTAAACTAACAGAACCAGATGAACTGAAAGGTAAAAAGTATCCCGCAGGATATCGTTTTAGAATTGATTCCAACACTCGTGCCATGAATTGGTCTCGTGGTGGGTCGGATTCAATTCCTAATGAAGTATTTGTTATTGAATATTCTTTCCAAAGTCTTGCACGTATTCGCGAATCATATGATACCTTTGATTCAGTTGATAGTGTAGAACGAAATCAAGAGAAGATTTATGGTGTTCTGTATGGTATGTACAACTACCAACCAGTATCTCATAAGTTGATTCAAGGAGCAATCCTCAGTGGTCTCAACAAAGCATGCCACTTTTACTTTCCCGAAACTTGGAATCAGTATAATGTAAAGGCTGCAGAGATTCCTGGTCAGGTTGGTGCATTTCTAAATGAAATCAAAGCGTTTGATCAGATCTGCTCAAACTCTGGTGCATGGGACCAAGCATTGGTTTGCACTGCACTGATGACATTGAAGAAGTACGGATGTGAAAATCCAAAATTGATTGAAGCACTTTCGTTTATCAACCAACGTGCTGCTGGATCCCGAAGAACTAGAGATTGGGATGGAGTTACCCATATTGTTTATGAGTGGGAGACTGGAAACATGTGGAAAGATAAGACTACTATCTGGTACAAGGATGGTGGACTGAATAACACAGTATCCTTTGCTTGTTACTGGATGGATAAGTATATGAAAGATCAAACTGGAACTAAACCAGGTGGTGATTGGAAGCAGACTGCATTTAAATACAAGGATCAAAAAATTTCTCCTAATTTAAATCAAATCTTCTCAGTTGCTGCTTGAAAACCATTATAATTAGTACGTCCGTGTGAAGGAAGTGTAGACCTCAAGAAATACTTGGGGTCTTTTCTTTTATAAATAAATTCAGAGAAGTCCTAGTGAAATTAGTATTCCATGTCCCAACTAAATGTAGGAAAGGTTAACGTCACGGGTGATGGCGTACAGTACCCACAATATACAAATTCAAACAGGCCAGCTGGCACCACAGGACTGGTAATTTACAACACTACCGAAAGCAAACTTCAAGTTTACACAGGTTCCGAATGGGAATCTGTAGGTGCAGATGAAGAAGCAGGTGCTGGCACCGAAGGGTTGCAGGTCTCTAGAGGAAATAGATCGCAGCGTCCTGCTAACGACAGTACCTGGAACCGTGATGCTACTATCCGTTATAATACTGAGCAATCTACTTTAGAAAGTTACTTTGATGTTTCTCAGTCTGGTGATGGTGGTCGCGACGGTTGGTATGCTGTTGGTGGTAAGCAAATGCTTTATCACATGTCTGCAAGAACTGGTGCATGGAACGCCTGGAATGCTAGATGGGGTACAACATATACAAACCACGACTACTATCAATATAAATTCTACATCACTACCTCTGACCCGAATGGTACTGACCGTTTCTGGTTGAGATATTGGAGAGCAGATAATAATATTTCCACTAGTGGTTACTATTTCTCTGGAGAATGGTGGCACTCTAATGATGGTGGATCTAGACAGAACTCACAGAATAATTCTTACTGGCCTATTACTGTTGTTAACAACAACTCTTACCGTATGAATCCAACGGGTGAGAGTGGTTATCAGGGTGAGATTATGATGTCTAACACCCCCAACAGCAATAACACCAACTACTGGAACATGTATTGCAACTACAACTACTGGTCTCAGCAGGAATGTGGTACTGGTTGGCAGGGTTGTCAGTGGACTGGTGCCACTCAATCTGGTACAGGATATCCGATCTCTGGTTTCAGAATCGGTCACCAAGATGGTAACAGTGTTCGTGCCTGCTCAACTGGTACTAACACAATCATCTCGGTCTTCGGTGTTGCTGGATCCGAAGCAAAAGAATGGTCTGGTTCTTGGTAATTTAAAGGAGATTCTACTACAATGGCTATTAGCGCAGAAAAAAGAGCATACTACGAGAATATTTTCCCTAGTGAAACTATGATTGAGGCATCACAATCAGGTGATGCACCAATCTCTCAAGAAGAGTATGATTATTGGTTGGAATCACAACCAGAACCCGATGTACATGCGGCAAGAGAGAATACAGATCTGGCCCTGCTCACAGGCACCAGGAGAAAATATTATCCTTCTGAACCAGCACAGATTCATGCTCTGACGGACATGGCAGCAACTCTCAAGGCAGCAGGTATTGACATCGGTGCTAAGATGGAAGCAATCATTGATAAGGTTGCAGCAGTTAAGGCAAAGTATCCTAAACCAGAAGGTGTTTCGTATCCCGAATGGGATGAACCACCTAACCCTAACGAGGGTGGCACCACATCATTCCCTGAACTTCCTAGTTAACATACATGTTTGGAACAATTTCGTTATTTTCTACAAATATTATTGAGTTTCAAAATCCTAGAGCAGAGATATTCAACAAAGAAATTGTTGAATATCTAAAAAAAGAGAGAGCATCTTCACCAGAGATGCCCTCTTTTTCTGTTAAAGGGAATACTGCTTGGCACTCTAGAGATGATCTTGCATGCCTAGATTATGAATGGTCTAAAGAACTTCGTAGTATGATACTTGGTGTATCTAATAAGTATCACTATGGATTGATGGGAGGTCAAAGTCTCCCACCAGAATCTCAAGTAAGAATTAAATGTTGGGCTCTAGTACTGGGTCAATATAGTTATAGTAACTATCACACCCATCCCAACTCAGATATTAGTGGTGTATATTGGGTAGACAGTCCAGAACTACCTGAAAATGAAGGAAGATTTTCAGTTCCTGATCCCCGAGGAGGAGCACAAGGTTCTCGTTTGGAGGGTTCTAATATGTTTTATAAGAATCCTATTGTAGGAACTGGGATAGCATTCTCTTCTTGGTTGCCGCACTTTGTAGAACCACACTACCAAGAGGGTGATCGTATAAGTATTTCATGGAACCTCTTTATTAAAGATCCCCCTGAGGGAGAGGTTAACATTGCATCGTCATCATGGAGAGATCAGAATGGAGATTTGTGGGGTTGAGTGGACACAACTCACTGAGGATTTTGGATACCATACATTACAATTAGATAATTGTCCTGAGTTTGTGCCCGAACCATTTAGTAATCCAACAGACTGTAATCCTTTTAAGGCATGGGAAGTTGATATAGATATTGAAAAGTTTGTTGGTGATACAGTAGAAGATCTTATGGACGGTGTACCCAATATCGGTAGAAAGAATTGGGGTAATTACTATGATAAGATCCGACATAAGACATGGAGGTTTTCTCACTTACCACACATTGATGGACCTGGTATGGTAGGTAACCTTTGGCTTCAGGATCAACCTGTAGGGCAAAGGTCAACTAGATTCTTTAACTTTAAGGATCAGTGGAAGGATAATAGATTTACTATGCTAAAAGATTTGATGAAACCATCATGTGATAAGAAAAGATATCTCCATGAATTGCAGACAGAGATGGAGTATGCTTGGGAGAATTTTGGAATTGATTACATAGAGAGTTGGGGGTTTGAATATATTGGTGAAGCACCTTGCAAGAAAAATACTATTACTGTATACAATTCTATGATGCCTCACACTGCATACATTGGTGATGATGTGAGACTATGCTATAGTCAGTTATCAAAGGTTGCAACAGCACCAAGTCATAAGGAATAAATACTTCTAAAAGTTTGTGACCTATACTCCACTAGGACAATTTGGACCGATCTGTGATCCCTTAGCTACAGTTGTAGTTCAGTCGGGTCCACCTGGTAGTGTAAATAATCCTGAGGGTGCTCAAGTTGAGCAGATAGGAATTCCTGTCAGTACTATAAGAGACTTGACTGAAGGGAAGTACTCTCCCATCAGAGTAATTGATGCAAGTTACATGGGTCCAATCTGTGATCCAGATTTCTTTGGCAATGCAGGAAGAGTACGAGGTGATTTTGTAGTACGTGATGACGATGATGATCGCGAACCTTGGGGACCTATGTTCCCCACTCCAGGACTTGTTGACGTTGATGATTTTATTATCACCATAATTGATGGGATGATATGCAAATATAATTATGAGACACAAGAATATTATGATTGTAAAGCACAGTACATTAATTTTGTTGACGGAAGTCCAGTAGAATTACCAGACCCCAACTGTGTTGGAGATGATTGTTATAAATTTGTAGATAGACTAGCAGATAAGTATAAAAGAAAATTTATTCCAGACCCATATCAAGGTCCAGAGTTTGATGAGTTTTATTGTCTAGGTTTCTGGCCAGATGAAAACTTTGATAATAATATTTCTGAGTTGTCTGAGGTTATCCAGAGTGCTAATGCTGGAATTGGAACAAATGAAAGTAATGAAAGACTGACTAGTAGTAAGACTCTATACAAGTCATATTATGCTGGCATCGGGCACGATGCTCCTAATCCTTGGAACAGTTGGATAACAGCAAAGGCAGTGTCTCCTTCACCATACATTGCTGGTACTAAAACATGGCCATGGCAGATGTTAGTGTATGTTACCAACGTTGGTACTCATACTGTTGAGTATGGTATGGATGATGGTGGAACATTTACATTCTCTGGTGCAGAGGGGACTAATGTTCCAGTCTTTGATGCGGGTAATAACATGAGGACTGCACCTGCTACTGCTAGCATTACATTTACAGAAGCAGGTTGGAAGAGGTTTGAGTTCACAGTATCTAACGGTCCTGCCTCTACATCTTGGCGAGCAAACCCAGTTGGTATGGGGTGTGTTATATCTGGCATTGGATTTGATCTTGTAGACTATGCTCAGAACAATGGTAATGGTCCTATCTATGGTAAGGATGCATACTCTGAAATGGTATGGACTAGAGGTAAAAATAGTGAGATGGAATTAGAGGTTGCTCATCGCACACTATTTGCAGGTATCCGTCAACCTGGTGCCCCTCAAAACTCAGCAGATGGTCCAATCTATACCTCTTTTAGTTTAGAAGGTGGGGCATTGCAAGTTGTAATCGGATCACGATTTGGTGGTGGTGGTGATACAAGAGCGAATCAGTTTGATCTTAATGATGCTAAGATGTGGATCCAAAGTATTAATTTTATTAGTAAACCTCCAGGGTGGATTGGATTTAAATCGTATGTGTTAGAACTTCCTTCTGGTTTGGGATTTGATGGAAATCTTTCCAAGGCACAACTAAGTTCCTCTGGAACTGGTGCTTGGATTCAGCAATTATTTGATTCAAATCAATTAAGTTTTAGTATGTTGCCTCAGAATAGTAGAGGCGGGTATGATCCTATAACTTATGGCACTATAATGCTCAATGTTTTTGAGACCTTTGGAACAACTCAGGCTCAAAAATATGTGGTCGCTAATAAGACTGAACCAGAAACGTTTGCTGTTGATCATCCTGCCTGGTCAACTTGGGCAAATAATTATATGGTTTGGGTTAATAATAAGGAGTGCGTGTTGCCTGATGAGGAGCAGGACATTCGTTATAATATAAACTTCCCAGTCTCTGGTAACTATGTCTTTGAGGTATCATCAGATAACCGTACTACGATTGAGATTGATGGTGAGATGATTCTTAACGGTAATAATGTCATTAGAGTCTTCAATGATTTTGCTTCTGCTCCTACAATATTCACTCATGCTGTCACTAGTGGTGTCAGAACCATGACTGTTAGGTGTACCAATGTTGACAATGGATTCTATGATTGGGATAGGAACCCTGGTGGGTGGGGCATACGCATCAGCAGCACAGGCCAGGAGGCACCCATTGCTGCGGGAGGTGCTGCTGAAGCAGTATGGGACTCTAATGCTAATCTAGTGGTCTCTGGATCCCAGAACGTTAGCATTACATTGGAGATGGAATGGGATGACAATCCTGCTACTGCAGGTACTGCTATTGATTCTCTTTCAATTGGTGGAAAAACTTGGAATGCTAATGGTAGAAGTGGTAAGAAAACTAAGACTATATCAGTATCAGCACCTGTCACAGAGACATTAACTATTGGTGGTGGTGATGGATACGGTGGGTATGTAGTACAAAATAACAATAAGAAGTTGTGTTTCTTTGACCTAGATGGGAACGATTGCAACGCAGAGTTTAAGATTACACAGGTCTCTGGTCAGGTTCAATCTACTGGTGGAATACCTGATATGTTCCAGATTGAGAACAGAGAAAACGAATATGTTGGTGTTCAGATCGGTGAGTTTGTTGAGAATAAAGACGGCAGTGCCTTTGGATTTACAAGTAATGGTCAGGTAATTACTCAAGACTTTACCATGGGTGGTGGTTCTGGTTCGGGTATGGTTTTGAACATTACTATACAAGCAATTCAAGACGGGTCTAGTGACTATGATACAAGGTTGAGAATTAATAATGTAGTAAGTGGTGGCACTGGTTATGCTGCTGGTGATACTCTGTCTATTCCTGGTTACCCCTATAGTCCCAATCCAATTAAATTGGGAACAGTTACAACTACAATTGACAACAGTGCTGGAGAGATATTTAATACTAGACAGGGTATTGGAGTGTATCTATACAAAGAAGGTGCTCAAGTAACTGCTAATGATCCTATTCCAGGTGTGAATACAATTGTATTCAATACAGGTGAAACACTTGAAGTTGTTCACCGTCCAACAGGTTATGCTAATAGTGGATGCTCTTCTTATACTGATAGCACCTCAACATCTGGAATTCAATACGTGAAAATCCCAGATAACAATGGATGTAGACTGGTTCACCTTGGAGGATCTCAAGGTGGCTCTTGCGGATCCTTTAGGGTTCGTGTTATAGTGGACGGGACGGAAATAATCAATTCCTACCGTTCAAACTGGTCTGTTGCAGATTCCAGTTTAGATGCTGACATAAATCCTCAGTCAAGCATACAATTCTTTGTTGAGGAGGGCAACGCCGCTAATGCTGGTGAAGACACTACTACCAAATTTGAAATCGTAAGTGACACCAGTCAACAAAGAGTAAAACTGATCACATGTAGATTTGAACCTAGACTATAATGGACCTACCAAAAATTCCTAAAGACCAATTGCCTGAAGAAGTTCAGGACATGATTGATGGAGACGCTGCAGAGTTTGAACCTTTGGGTACTGAAGATGATTTAGTACAACCAATGAAGCAGAAAAAATCAGAACGACAGTTGAGAAAGACTATTGATGAATTGACATCATTGAATAAGATCTTTCAACAAAGACAGAACATGAACGAAAAGACTTTCGTTCGCAAGATGAAGAAGACTCAAAAATATTATCGTTCTGGACTCTATGAAGCATCAACGCTGGATAAAAAAGATGTATGAAGAACTAAATTCATTTGAAGAAGCACTGAAACACTTCGGTACTAGAGTTGAGTATACTATTGCCATGGAGATGTCAAGACGAATCTCTCCCGAAGATGCTTACCAAATGATCAAGGATGAACTGAAAGAACTTAAGAAGTGTCGCAAGCAGTTCAACAAAACACTTGAGTCCTAAAACGAAATTCACTTTTTATTCCCCAGAAAGTCGGAAAAAAAAGGCCGCCAAAAAATGACTTCTATAGGTTTTTATGAGAATTGAAACACGAGAGTCCATGGAGATGCTATTCTCTGCTAAATGGAATTTACCGAAAGCAGCAAAACACTGCAATTTGACCGAAAAGGAGATGAAAATCACTTTTAATGAGTACTGTAATTTTCATCCCCCCACATGGATAATTGACAAAGAATCCCAGGTGTGTTAATCTGATATATAGGTTACGGAATCTGATGCTCAACCCTCAAGAATGACTATGAATTTTGCTGTTTACACCCGCAGTGGATGCCCCTATTGCGATAAAGTCAAACAAGTTCTAACTGCTAAAAATAAGAGTTTCCAAGAATATAAACTTGGAGAACATTTTGACCGAGAAAAGTTCTATCAAGAATTTGGTAAAGGTGCAACTTTCCCCCAAGTGCTAATGAACGAAAAGAAATTGGGTGGATGTAGTGACTCAATTCAATATTTGAGAGAGAACAAACTCATCTAAAATAGCACTAAATACTTCTAACTTAACACTTAGGAGGATAGGTTCCAGATCAACAAAATTAAATTAAGGGGGAACCATGTTAATCGCGTTAATGACTCTGGTAACAATCGGAGCGTTTATTTTGGGGATTACCGTCTCCTGGTTGGCAAAAGGATATGTAGAAGATTTCATTGAAAACGCCGCATATGCTAAGTCAGTCACTCATCCAGAAATGCTAGATGAAAACGGTAATATTCTACAAGATGAGTTAATCTACATTAGACCCAACTTTGATGTTTGGGATGAAATTGAACAAGAAGACGATGACTAATTATTAAAACCATGGCACGAAAAACTGATGTGAATACTTTGTTGATTAGTGAGGTACTGAAAAAGGTCTCCAACGCTAAGACAAAGGCAGAAAAAATTGATTTGCTAAGAACATACAATACAAATGCTCTCCGTGCAATTCTTATTATAAACTATGACGAGAGTTTGATCTCTGTCATGCCTGAAGGGGAAGTTCCCTATACGGTTAATGACGCACCTGCAGGTACAGAACATACTAGACTCGCTAAAGAGTATAGAAAACTGTACCGATTTTTTAAGGGTGGTGATGATAGACTACCTATGATGAAGAAAGAGACCCTATTCATTCAAATGCTTGAAGGACTGCATGAGAGTGAAGCAGAAGTAATTGTTTTGGCTAAAGACAAAGACCTTCAATCTAAGTATCGTATCACTGCAGCAGTGGTAAAAGAAGCATTCCCTAGAATTGAATGGGGGGAGCGAAGTTGAGCACTAAAATCACGATTCTTCGTGAAAAATGTGATCCCTTACTAGCGAAGGATAAAACTCTCCCTTGTACAGCATATCTCGTAGAGTATGTAAACGAGGGAGTAGTTGAATTTGACATTGTGTTAGCACAAAAACAAGTTGACATATTTGATCATTACTGGGATCAATACAAAGAAAATTTCAAAACATTCAGTCAAGCAGCAGGTACGGTAAATCCAAGACTATGGGAAGATCCTCAGAAACCAAAACCGAAAAAATGAGTGTCTATTTCAACTCAAAAAAAGTCGCAGAGCAGCAAGATGAAGAAGCTGAAGCAAGACTACATGAGTTAGTTGAAAAGGAGAAGCGTGAAGAAAATGCCAAACAAATCATCAAAATGTTGTTTGATTTGTTTGTGTCTCCACTCGTGGCTATGCTATTATTGAACTGGTTGATTCCATTCACGGGATTAGCAGCCATTGGATATCTCCAGTCATTTGCACTGTGTTGGGTATGTCGTATTTTGTTTAAGTAACGTTAAATCATGAAAGTATGTAAGATTGCTGTCACTCCAGACGCAGAAAAGACTATTGGGTACATTGCACGAGTAAGCAATCCCGCAAACCAAGAAAATCCTAAGGTTGAGGGACTTCTAAAATACTGTATTAAACATGGACACTGGAGTGTGTTTGAGCAAGCTACACTAACAGTTGAAATTAACACAACTAGAGCAATCGCGGCTCAGATCCTGAGGCACCGTTCATTTACATTCCAGGAATTTTCGCAACGCTATGCAGATTCATCTCTGCTAGGTTTTGATAAGATTCCTCTTCCAGAACTTCGTAGTCAGGATACCAAGAATCGTCAGAATTCTATTGATGATGTTGATCCTTTTAAGAAGCAAAAGTATGAAATCTTGATGCAACACCACTTCCAGCAAGGGATGGATCTGTATCAGCAGATGCTAGATGACAATATTGCAAAGGAATGTGCCAGAAATGTGCTTCCTTTATGCGTACCAACCAAAATGTACATGACGGGCAATCTCAGAAATTGGATCCATTATATTTCTCTGAGATCTTCTAACGGTACTCAGAAAGAGCACATGGATATTGCAAAGGCGATCAAAAAGATCTTTATGTGTGAGTTTCCTACAATTTCTCGTGCCATGGAATGGTGTGATGAGGAATGTGATTGTCCTCACGATTACGATGGCATGGATCAACCTTGTATTATGATACTATGAAATTTTTTACCGAAGAAGACTTTCAGGTAAGTGATGATGTCTCCGTTGAAGTTTGTGACTTTGACGGGGAATATTTTATTTTTGTTGATAATTACTACAAGTATCCTGATCGTGTGAGAGATTATGTTGCCCAGAGTGGTATTAAAAGTAATCGCAATCAAGCACAGCAATTAGACAAGTCTATTGGAGACGAGTATATAAACGGCAAGAATTTTTATGATGGTAAGTTCTATGCGGAACGTTGCTCTGAACCTAAGCAAGTAGAGATTAATCTATACGAGTACATGGCAAGAATTCTTGACGTGCAGATAGATGGGATTCGTATGTTCTCTTGGAGAATATTCAATCAGTTTATGGAAGTAGATATCAGCAAAGAGGACCCATATTTTTGGCCCCATACTGACGAATGTTATAATTGTATGGTATACTTAAATCCCCACAATAATATGGGTGCAGGTACGACATTCTATGAGAAGATCAGCGATGCTCCTCTCGGTTCTGAACACGTTGATACCTGGAGAAACGACTCTGAATATAAGGAGTTGTATACTGTGCTAGATAGTTACAACACAATGGTTGTGTTTCCTGGTCATATATACCATGGACAAAGACCTATTTCTGGGGTCCACAAAGATGACATGAGAGTCACCAGTATTAATTTCTTTGGTGAAAAAGTTAAACGTATCCTAACTCCACAATAATGCCTACCTATCCTGTAAAAAATTTGAAGACTGGCGAGACTAAAGAACTCCTTATGTCCTGCAAAGAATATATGTCTTGGAAGGATGAAAATCCTGACTGGGACAAAGACTGGTCACAAGGCATTGCAGGAACTACTTACGGTGTCCCTAAACTTGATAATGGGTTTAAGGAGGTAATGTCTAAAGTGCAGAAAGCACACCCACGCTCTAACTTATCTCGGTTTACTTAATATGCCAATCTACAAGTTTGAAGATACTAAGACTGGTGAGGTAGAAGAAAAGTTTTTATCTCTTGCTGGTCGTGAAAAGTATTTGGAGGAAAACCCTCATATTAAGCAACTAGTAAACTGGAGAGGTGTAGACATCACTGCATCAAACCAAGAAGATAAGAAAATGGCAGATGTTGCCATACAGCATTATAAAGTAGGAGGATCAATTCAAAATGGATTGAAACAATACTTACCTGACAGCGCGAGGGAATTCTAATGGCAAGAGCAAGATCAAAATCTAGATCCCAAAAATATGGTGATCAGTTTAATGACCCATCTTCAGGAATGTCTAAAAAACAAATGAAGCGTAAAAAACCAATTGACGGAGGATACCTTCGTAATATTGAACCGATGACTGATAATCAGGAATCGGTATTTGCTTCATATGCCGAAGGTAAAAATTGTGTACTTCATGGGTGTGCAGGTACTGGTAAAACTTTTATTGTACTGTATAATGCACTTAAGAAAGTCCTTGATGAGGATTCTCCTTATGAGAAGATCTATATTGTTAGATCTCTTGTACCTACCAGGGAGATTGGATTCTTGCCTGGAACCCATGAAGATAAGTCTATGCTCTACCAGGTTCCATATAAGAACATGGTAAAGTATATGTTTAAGATGCCAGATGACAACAGCTTTGATATGCTGTATGATAATCTTAAATCTCAAGAAACTATTTCTTTCTGGTCAACTTCATTCATTCGTGGTGTTACTATGGATGACTGTATTGTAATTGTTGATGAATTTTCAAACTTGAATTTTCATGAACTTGATAGTATGATCACTCGTGTGGGAGATAATTGTAAAATTATGTTCTGTGGTGATGTTACTCAGACAGATTTGGTTAAAGAGAATGAGCGTAATGGTATCCTAGATTTCATGCGTATTCTTCAACAAATGCCAGAGTTTGATATTACAGAGTTTGGTGTTGAAGATATTGTTAGATCTGGT